ACCATTACCATCTACAGTCTCCTCAATAATTTTCATAACCTTACGTTCATTCTGTATCATCCAGATATCTGCAGGGTTCCAATTATCTTTCTGACTGATACCGAACTTTTCTTTAATTACATCACTGATGTATCCCATGAATCCACCTTCACGATTGAACTCATCAAACTTAGGACTAGAGTATTCGTTCAACATCCTCTTCTGTTGAGCAAAGTATCCTTTAATCCATTCATCAGTGATGCCAGGATATATTTGTTCTAACTCAGAATACTTTTTATCATTCATAATATCTTCCCACTTAGAATACTTGATATTATCTTTCAACGCTCTCCTAAGAATCCATGCTGATCCTAGTTCTTGCATCCTAGTGGTCTTTGCGTCTGCTGCTGTTGCTGATTTCTTTGCAGACAAAATAAATTTTAATTTATATCCTCCTACCTCTGTTACAAATCCTTTAGGTCCTGGTTTCTCTCCGAAGTTCAGGGCAATTGCTTGCATCTCATCCTGATTTACTTTGAAACCCCACTGTCTAGATTTACTTCCGCTCCACAATGCATCACCATATATACCTGTCTTACCCCTAGGTAAGTTTGCAAGCATAGCGGCGATTGCTGGTTTCAGATCCTTAGGTGCTTTCTTCTTGATCTGATCAAAATTGCTGAGATTGTAGGACGTTGCCATTAAAAAAGAGGGTTGCTCCCTCATTATTTATTAGGTTGTGTAGGGTGGGAGGAGAGATTACATTTTACTCTCAAGTTATGGGAATCGCTAGTGCGAAAATTAGTACATAACAACAATGGTTCCCTTGGTTCGGGTTCACTTCCTTTAGGGAAGGCGAGTACCACCTCTAACCATTTACATTACCCCGCCTAATTCCAACAGGGTTATTCAGTCACTCCCGTGTCAACCTCGTCAGGTCAACAAATATAATATAGCATTAAAAAAGGGGTCTGTCAACCCCCCTGAAAAACTAATGGATTTGACCAGTCATGTTTAACCTTGTCAAATAAAACTTCATTGATATAATTTTCTGCCCATTCAGGATCAAACCATTTACTTAAAACTGCTTTGGTCTTTTTGTTCTTTCTCTGCTGATTGCAATAGTGTGCCTGATCATCAATTCTTTTCATAGTATTGATCCATCGCATATCATACTGAGCATTCTCAACAATGCCTTTATAGAGTTTCATGGATTCTTTAACTAGATCCATGAACATTCTTTTCTCTTCGTCAGTTTTGATGCGGATGAACTTACATCCTTCAGAGAAAACATCCTCTGACCATGGAGGTAAGACTCTATCTTCTTGGAACTGGTACTTATATGATATGTCTCTGAATATATCAACATATCTTTCACTTCCGTATACTGGTGACATGTCAACAATTGCTGCAGTTACCATCTTAGGAGTCTCTACAATATCAGCACCGAAGATAGGAATAGGATAATCAGGATTAGGATACAATACACAATGCATTACATTAATAGAATCTGTATATCCAGTTTCTAAATGCATCTTTCTAAGTTTCTTAGTATGATGCATTTCATTTATAATGAATACATTATCATTTTCCACAATAGGAAATTTATTTTCGTAGGGTCTTACCCGAGGAAAACTTTCTATCTCTCTTCTTATGTGATTGGCAACCTCAGTCGCCAGTGATGAATCCATTTAATTCTAACCATTCGCGGGTCATCGGTGTGGGTTCATAGATTTCCCACATGTTACCAGCAGCGCATGCTTCTAGTGCTGCCTGAGTCATCCACTCTGTTTTACCTGCCCAGAATGCTTCTTTCTCCCATGGAATAGCACTTGGTGTTGCTGCATAGGTATCAGAAGCAATGTCTTGCCAGATCTGAGGAACTTTCTCTTCATCCAAGATGATAGCAATCATGTTATTATTAATAGTTCCTGCCATACAA